TTATGTATTTAAAGTAAAACGAACATTCCCACCCGCAAGTAATTTTTGTGTTCCGTCAATATTATTACAATAGATATGAACATTACCTATGTAAAGGGTTATCGACTTAAGCCTAAGATCGATTTGCCTGCTAATTAAATATAAATGATAAAGATCGGATGGGAGACCCAAATTAGCATCACTACTACGCTGGTATGCCGTCATTACAAGCTTATCACTGTCAATTTGAAATTGAATTAAGGACAAACACGGTTGTTGATTACTTTCACTGTCAGTTGTTCCTAAGAAAAGAACATAGTTTTTAGATGCTCGTTTCTCCTTATTAATTTTATCTATTAGCCCAGGTAATTTCTCGAAATATGTAGGGTAAGAGTTTACTAGTATTGGTCCGCAATAATCCCACCAAGTAATACCTTTATCCCTGTACTTTTCAGTCAGGCGTTCGCCCGACTGAAATAGTTCAAGTTCACTGCGTAATTTGTTGCGGGCAATTGTGTGCCCTTCAAAAATATCGAGCAAATCAATTGCCTTAAGCTGCAGATGCTGATTTAGAAGATAAATATTTTCACCCTTTTTGTTTGTTTGTGATTTACCCTCTTTCATTATTTTTGAGAGTAATTGGAGATATTTATTCATCGCTTTTTTTGTAGTGGTACATAATATCTGTATAACCCCCATTGTAACTTGTAGAGACATTTATAACAGATTTTTTAGCGTACTCGAACGGGTTGGCTGTGGCCGAAACGCTGCTGATCCATTCACACAATTCAACAATCTGTGATTTGTTTGATGTGAAATAAAAGTAATTGTTTCCTCTTATTACATGCAATACATCCAAATAATCCTTTAAACGCCAATAACTACTATTGTAGCTCGATGTGTCGGTCGATAGATATGGCGGATCGACCAAAAATACAACATTATTAACGCCGGAATACTTGGAGAAAAGTTGTTTGTAATCGCAACTTACAACGGCTACGCCTTCTAAATAACCGCTTGAATCGTAATCGGACAACCTCACTTTGTTATACATCGTTTCTTTCAGCAGCCCATTGAGCGTAGTAGAATAGTTCATCGAGAACAGTAAATTAGATGAAATCGTGATCCAATCTTTATACCCTTCATTCGATGCATTTATGAGCAAGTCGTTTACCACCTCGCGATATGCCCCTTTGATAGTCTCTTTGCGAGCTAATCCGGATAAGACCAAGCGCAGCTCGCATAAAAGCTTGTTCGTAGCTGGAATAGCTTTTATCCTTTCGAAAAAACCATCATAATCGTTATATATTACATTGGCCTGAGGATAAACCGTTTTTACAGTATGGCTCAGCAACCCCGATCCTCCAAAAAGATCGACATAAACCCCTTCTTCGGGGTATTCTATTAAACATTGTTTAAACGCTTTTACAAAATTCCTTTTTTGCCCCTGGAAAGGCAGGGGCGATGTGCTAAATGTTTTCATTTCTAAATTTATTTATATTTTTGCAGCCTCTCACATAAAATGCGACAACCCGCACACTAAAGACATTAGGTCTCCGGGTATGCGGGTTGTCGCATTTTGTGGGTTAAGAAGGTGAGAGAGCTTAACCCGACCGGGGGCTTTTTTTACAATGTAATCTTAAACGGCGTATACAACAAGCCCTTAGTTATATACTGCCTTTCATTTATAAAATACCTCAAAGTTTGGTTTACACTATCATATAATAGAATTCTGCTTTTTATCGATGCTGCCGGGTAAGTATTAGTTAAAAATGGCGACAAGCTAAGTCTGGTAATGGTATAGCCGGTTTGCTCATAAATGGCCCTGGCAAAATAAAGGTTTTCGAAGTGGTGCCCGCCCCTGGTACCAATAACCCAATCAGGTTCTGAGTTTCCCTCCTGGTCAAAGTCATCTGATTCAAGCCCACCTGATGTTAAAACAGCCCCATAGATACCGGTTTTCCAGTAAATTTCGTCACCTGCTGGGCTTTCACCTATACACTGGTAATTTATCTCATCATCAATTTGCGAGGTGATTTGCGATGCCAGGTAAACCGGATCACTGTACGCGTCGTAATGGTCAGGTGTTGTATTGGCCCAATCCACATTAAGACCCAAACGGTAATGCCCCCAAAGCATCGACCCCAGGTTGTGGCGCAGGTATTGCCAGGCAAATCCAGCGTAAATTTTTCGCACATTGCCGTCACTGTCAACAATATCGAGTTCCTGACCGAATTCGCCGCAATAAACCAAACAGGCGTACTGGTTTGCCTCGATGCGCCAATAGCCGGTAAGGCCGCGGTCGGTGGTGTATTGGCACCATACTGACCACGTGCCGGTATAACGGTACACGGTTACCTGATCAATAGTATCGTCGGTAACAAGCAGGTAAAAAGTATCGCCATAGTGCGAGAAGTCCCTGATGGTGCCGGTAACGCTTGGCAGCGCCAGCCAGGTTAACGAAAGCTGCACGCCCCTGTGAAATTTACAGATATAGGTTTTATCGGAGTTCATAAAATAGAACTCGGGATGTCCGTAATTATTGGTGTCCAATATGCCCGGAAAAAACATCATACGTCGAGGTATAAAACGGTGTACACTATCATTTCGGAGCCCGTAGTGGCGTTAATGCACTTCATTTGTATGTAGTTAGTCTCGGCAGGTTCCGGGTCGAGTGAGCCTACAGCCTTAACGAATTTAGAGCTGAACCCTACAGTATAGGCCCCGCTTACCTTTAAGCCAATGGTTTTTCCAACCACTAAGTTCGAAGCATCAAGTGTAACATCGGCGGCAAGCGTTTTGTATCGCTCGGGTGTTCCTTCCCAATCTATTGTCGATCCGGTAAGCTCCGAGGTTCCACTGAATACGGGCAAATAGCTAAGCCCGTTGATGTATTCGTACACATCTTCAATGTTAGCTTCTGCGGGTATAATCGACACCAGGTAAGCCCTTAATTTTTCAAGTGTGTCGTAATTGGCGTGTACCCCACCGCGCAGCGTACTTATTGCCGAATTTGCCTGGCCTGCATAGCTCGTCTTTTCGCTGTCGCTTACAAAGCGGTAGTTGGCATTTTGAACCACATCGTTAAACCTTGGCGTGCTTCCGTCGGCCTTTATTTCGAGGTATCCACTGCCGCCCTCTGCCGATGTTTCGGCACTGTACGTGTAAGAAACCGGTTTAACTGCTCCATCCAGGTACTGCCTTGTTTCTTCTGTTTTAACGGGCTTTAAATAAACGGGAAATGTCGCGTTTGAAATGCCTGCAAACCGGCACAGCTTGAACCCATCGGCATGGATCAGCCCGACGATCCCTGCAGCTATGGTCGCACCATTGACCACACATCCGGAAAGTATAAACGGTGTATTGTAGTGGCCAAAAAAGCCTTCAATTACCGCGCTGGCTTCGTCCTGTATACTGATCCATTCATCGCCGTACCATTTGCGAACGCCTGTATTTTGAACTAATTTTTTCATATCGTCAATCGTTAATCATCAATCGTTAATCGTTACTATCAAGTACCTTTTTCCGGCCAGCTTGTACTGGTTTACTATCCTGGCTACATCGTTGCTGCTTACCCCAATCGGCAAGTACACGTAAAAGTCAACATCGGTTAATGGGGTAAATTCACCCTTCGAGGCCGACTCGCAGTAATCTGGAATCATGTAGCTTTCACCATCCTCGGTGCTTAGCTGCACCCAAACGCCTAGGTCATTGAAATTCTCTATCCTTATCCTGTCATCCGCCCCTGTAATTGCCCGGTTCAGATAGGTTTGCAGGCTGATCACTTGCCCGGTAACATTCACCCTGTAAAAAATGTCAGCGCGCCATGCCTTGAAGGCTGTGAACAAAGCAATCAACTCGCCAAACGGCCACTTGAATAAAAAGGTGCGTTTGGGCTGCCGCTTATGTTCCGGGAGCATCCGGGTAAGCAAACGTTCAAAATCTATGGTAAGTAGCCTACGCATCGATGTTGATCATTGTAATAGTTGAACCTTCGCTAAAGTTGAAGTAGCCGCTATCAAGCTCCACAACCACATCAACGGCAACAATATCACCCTCTGTTGGGGTAACGGTCATTGAATTCACCTTAACCGACTTTACCCCCGGTACAGTCTGAACCACGGCAACAAAGTCCGACTTATACAGCCTGGCATCGAAACCCATCGCGGTTCTGAAAGCGGCCAGCGCCGTCAATACATCGGCCTGTACCGATGACGGGAGGTACAATGGGTCGTAGTAAACGTTAATATCATAATCAACCACATAGGCGGGCAACGAACGGTATTCAACTGCCGTACCGGCAAATTTAACCGCATCCATGTAGCGCTGAAAATTCAGGTATTCGCCGTCGGTAAGGCTTAGCGGTTCCAGCTCGTTAGTCTCGCTGTTGATCTTAGCCACCTTTATGGTTACGGTTCCGCCTGCCTCGCTAATCGAGGCCCGTTTCACAATTTGTGCTGCATCGTCCACTGTGGCATAACCTACCACCCCCCATTTGTCAACGGTAAGGGTGTGCCCATTTTGGAATGCCAGGGCTTTCTCAGAGTACCATTCCCGGGTTCCTGGCTGCTTGCGGGCAAGCTGGCCCTCCACGTCGGCGCGGAACACATCCATTACCACTTCGAAAAGATATATTGCATAGGCAAATATCTCGACCCAAATCCTCCACTCGGCGGTGGCCGATGTGCTTAGCCCCGGCTGTCGTTCGACAAGCGAAGCGCGTATTTCTGTTAGTGTTCGTGCCATATTACGATACTATTTTTTTGCCATCAAGCTCCTTAAGCACCTTTTTATCCTTAAGCTCGTGCTCATCCCGAATAATTAACCCGGTGCCCGAGCCAGCCGAAGGCAAATCGTCTGCCAAATCGAATTCAACAGAATCTGTAATTAAATACGGGTTATCGTCAATCAGCAGGGGAACTGCCGACGGGTTGCCGTAATGCTGGATGCTTATATCTATCAATGTTTGCATTACGGTGTTGGTTCCATAGTTTTATCTACAACGCCATCGGTTACATCAGCTTCCCATTCGTTGTTAAATATACTACCGGTGCCGGGCAGGTTAAACGATATATTAGCCCCTGTAGTAGCGGAATTCCCAGATATATCACCACTGTTGGAGTTATGCAATATGCCGAGGATAGTGCTTTCATTATTATAAATGTTACCAGCGTTCGAGTTATATGAGATAACACCTGCATTATCATTCATCTCTATAAAGCCAGCGTTCGTGTTGTTTACGATATCATCTGTATTGCTGTTAGAGCCGATAGTTCCTAAATTGCTATTCTTCATAATATTCCCGGCATTCGAATTGTTCGAGATTGCACCGGAGTTTGAATTGTTCGAGATTTCGCCAGTATTCGAATTGTCTGAGATATCACCAGCATTCGAATTGGCAAGTATATGCCCAGCATTTGAGTTGTTCAAGATTGAACCAGCATTTGAGTTATATTCTATGTTGTAGCCAATAATAGAATTGCTGTCAATACAGCCAGATATATTATTGTATTCGATTATGCCAGCTTCGTTGTTTGAAATCTCCTCAACTACATTACTACTAATTACTTCGGCTTTATTGTACTTAATTCCGTATGGACATATATTGTCAAATATCATTGCAACAATATTCCCTGTAATTGAACTGGAACGGATGTAATTACTACTTATTCCATTGCTATTATTATTGAATAGCGCTTTGCATTTATTATTACTAAATAAACCAGGGAATTGTATAAACTGATTCCAATCACAATAATCAACTACCTGTTTTAAAAAAATACTATCATCCTTAGTATCTCCTAACTCATTGTCAAAGACATCGAATTGCTTAACAATCCAATCGTTTTTGAAATCATAAACGATACCAAAAAGATGCTCCCTATATTCATCATCTGAAAAATCGCTCTTTGAAACCAACTCCCAGTTTACATCGTCAAGGGTGATATCACTCCAATCAACAGCCGGCGCACCAACTGCACCGGTTAAATTTTTCCAAACATGGCCTCCCCAAATTACTAAGTCGCCAATTGCAGGCTCAAGTGCATCTTGCCAAATGCCCAACCATCCGTTACCTGTCTCATAAGTTGCGGGGCACAACATGATCCTGGTGCCCTGCTGCGAAAATGCCGATGTGCTTATTGCTGGTAGAAATATTCCACGGTCTCCGCGATCGGTAATCTTATAAAGTGAGCCTGGCACAAGTTCTTCAGCTGCCATTGCTGCTACGGCTTGCGCGTAAGTAAGTTCTAGGGCAAGTTTTTCCAATCCCGCCAATTTTTGTTTTTCTTCTTTGGTGTAATCTTCAGTACTTAGCCCCTTACCGGTCACTTTATCAACCTTCGAGGCCAGCGACTGCGAATTTGCCAGTATCGCCGCCGCGTGGTCGGTTTTGGTTTGGTTTTGTTCGGTAATGGCGGCATTTGCGCCGCTAACTATTGAGTTCAATTCGCCGGCGGTTAATGAATCGCCCGCCTGTTTTATTGCTACATTTATTGTACTTGCCATTTTTTTTATTTTAAGTTATTGTAATTCAATTGGTAATTGTGCAGGGAAAGTATAAGCATCTTTTGCCAGCACAATAGGAAAAATATACGGGAAACCCGTCTGATAGGCACTTGCAAAGTGCGGCACAACCGGGTATACATCGTAATAAGCATCAACCACCAGCTGGCCGTCGGCCCCAATCTTCACGCTGTTAACCGTCATCCCATCCTGGATAAATTTCCGGCGCACCATCCGGAGCATTGCCTCCGGCGTTTCGTCGTTAATAAAATCGTGAACCCCGGCACCGGCGGTTGGCGCATGCTTAAGCTCGCCCATGCTGGCAAACAGCAGGTCGCGCTGGTGCGCTACCGTGCTTTCCACATAGTGTATGTCGCCCCCCGTAAGGTCAATGTCGCCGTTGGTATCTTGTCTGAAATCTAACATACAAACCCCCCACCCCCTAAAGGGGGCTTAAAAATTCTACGTTATTTTTACTGTCGTTCATTGCTTTGTCTTTTCAAATATGCACCGCCTAATAGTCCCCTTTAGGGGATATAGGGGTAGTTTTACGAAATTGTCCCCGGTCCGCTGCCCGTTCCGGTAATCGTGCCCGGTCCGGCTGGCGTGGCACACACGCCAGTTACCGTTGTATTTACCGTAATGGTTGCGCTTTTTATGTACGCATCAACCCTGGTGGCAATTGCCTCGGCCACTTTGGCCGCTGCATCGTCGCTGCCAAGGTTTATCCCTTTAAAATCGGCCTCCAATTGTGCCTTTAATGCTGCTGATACTAATGCCATATCGTTTTTATCGTTGTTGTGGCGGCACTGTGTGGCCGCCTCTAATGTTTAATCAGTTCGTCTTTTATACTATCAACCGTGGTGACCGGATGTATGGGCTGCGCCGCCCAACTGGCAACCGCCCCCTTCAGTACGGCCCCGCCGTCCATTGGTGCGGGTACCCAGGTTGTAAAAACCTGCTTTAAGCTGTTGATCTCGCCCTCTATCGCGCTGATCTTGTCAACCAGCTTGTTGATGTCCGTGGCGAAGCTTCCTTTACCACCATCATTAAATGTGATCGCCTCCTCCGTAATTTCAATCGATCGTTCCTTCATCCGTAGGAAGATCTTCTCCATATCGAAGGTGATCTCCATATCCTCGGTGTACGAGAATAGTATTTTATCTATTTCACTAAAAAGTTGAACGTAAAGTTGGTCGCTGCCGCCAATTCGGCCTACCAACACAACGCTTTCGAGCTTGGGGATAAAGCAGAAACCCTTCAATTCGCCATCAATAACCGCCCGCAGCCTTACTTCAGAGTATTGGATGTCGGTATCGGTCTCCACGGTACAGAAAAATTCTGTTTCATCAACCTCCTTCACCGTTGCCAGGAATACCTGTTCGCTGCCCGCGGACATCTCCCTTAACTTGCGCCTTATTTCATCTGCTCTGCTCGACATTTCATTTTTTCCAATGACAAATGACTATTTTCTTTTTAACTACACCTTTATACCTAACTCCACAATTCGCCTACCCCCACTCCTGCCAAACTTCACCTCTGTACTTTCAATGTAATAATTACCGCTTCGCTGATTATACGTAGGGTCGGTAATGGCAGCAACCATACCCGGCTCGGCAAACGGTGCCAGGAACGTTTCAATCTTTCCCCTGTACCCGTCGAAACTGTACCTTTTAAGCTCCGCCTCGGCTAATGTTTTAAGCTGGTTGGTATCTTTCACATCGTAGAAGTACAAAGTTTTCGATTCTCCACCATCGGTCCCCACCGTGGCTTCGAGCTTTGCCCCGTTGCGGTCGTAACTCTTTGCTTCAACTTTCAGCTTGTAATCATCGGCACGGTAAAACTTCAGGTCATCGTCTTTTATCACATTGGCCCGCAGCTCATATTTCACCGTGTCACCCTTCACTTCGTAAGCTTTCCCGGCATACAACTTCCCGGTAATATCAAAATTGCAGGTTAAGCCGTAGTCGCCTTTAAGCTTCTCTATTACCCATGCGCCCGTTTTGTTATCTACAATTGTGTTTTTTAAGCTCAGGTCAATTGATTGTGGGTGTACCGTTGCCCCCGATCCTGATAGAACATCGTTTAACAACAGCTTAACCGTTGTTTGGGCATAGCTTTTCTTTAGTGTCGAACGCCTCAGTTTCCAGTACCAATCCTCGCACTCAATTTCGAGCGGCACGGTGTAATTTAACCTCTTTACAAAACCTTCAAATTCTGTTTTCAAAGAACCATCGTAACCCAGTTTTATGGTCACCTTATCATCTACCGAAATTTGCCTGGCAGTTTCGATATATGTTTTTTCTCCACCTTTTTGCTTAAGCACAGCCGTAACCGGCACCTTGATCACCGCCGTTGCGTTTGCCTCGTGGGTGCTGCGCTTAATGGTCACGTCTTGAACCGAAGTGAACGAAACCGCCCCAATGGTGATCTTACAACCTTCTATGAGCGATACAATCATAGCTCTAATTCAAAGGGTGAATCACTAACCAGCGTCATATTGAACGCCTGCATATCTTCCTGGGCTTCCATGCTAATAGGTTCGAGCGTTTTTATCACAACCGAATCATCTTCCTTCAGGAAATAATCCGTCAGGGCGCAGCTCATTTTGATTGATTCATGAATTTCCCAAAGCCTGACAAGTTCCTGCATTTCCTGCTCCGGATAGTCGCCATTTGCATTCTCTAGTACTGCTATCAGTTTAATGTCGTAATCTTCCATATTGATCAGCTCCTTAACGCTTCCTTTGCGGCCAACCATAGGGGTTTCAACTATTGTTTTTTTGCCGGAGATGGAAACTACCGCTTCATCGAAGTTCCAGGTCTTACCTTTGTGCGAAAAGCTAACCGGCATAAAATACCATATACCGCCTTTAAGTTTACGGAGCGGTGCCCCGGTTACTCCCTGCGTAGCCCTTTCGGGGCCTTCGCCCTTATCGTACCCGCCTGTGGGCATCCCGGTTTTACGCAAGCCCGAAACCACCGAGGCCGGCACAAAAGGCATAGCCTGGTACCCCTTAACCGTGCGCAATATGTCGAACACTATCCCTGCCATATTTTCTAATGACTAATGACTTCTTTTTACACATTCAGTATTTCCGCCAGCGCCTTCTCCACCTCGTCCCTCACATTCTCCGCAACATCTTTCCCTGCCTGGGTACCGGTGGCGTGCACATGTATCTCAATCTTGTCGGTAAACCGGTCCATACGCACCGTTTTTCCCTGGTTGGTGTTGTGGGTGGTGGCAACCCGGTTAACCACGTCGGTTTTCCCATTTATCTCGGTCGAGCTTATAGAGCTGTTATCGTAATTGTTTGCAATATTTTCGGTTGTGGCAAACAGGTTGTTCTCGTTGCTCGTGTTATTTTCGTATAAAGCGTTCCCCACTGCATTCGCTGTTGGGGCGTTTATCTTTTCAACCGTCTCAACCGCCGGGCTTATTTTTTCCTGTAATGGGGCCAGGGAATTTGTATCGGTTCCCTGTCCAACGCTTAGGGCAACGGGGAGGGCTGCCACCGCGGCCATTTTACGCATCGACCCCGCGATTTCTTCCACCCGGGCCATAATACTTTTTACGGGCTTTTCAGTGGGGCTTTCATTCTCCCGGGTATTGTTTTGCTCCATAGCAGGGTCGGCCCCCAATCCAAGCTTGTTCTGTATGGCCGTGTATGCGTTTGTTTGGTTGTAATTCTGGGGTATACCCAACGACAAACCATTGTCGCCGCCCCCTTTTGTGTCGCCTTTTTTCTCTTTGCCGCCTTTTACGTTGTCATCGGCCAATTGAACAGGGTTCAGGTTAATCGAAGGCGCATCGCCTTCAAGCCCGGCCATTAGGTCGCCAATGCCGGCACCTTGCTCTGTTTTTTTTCGCGCTTTTTCATCCCGGAAGTGTTGCTTGCCTTTTTCTTCATTTTGCGCAAATTCTTCGTTCACGTCTTTATATTCCTCGCCCTTGAAAAGCTTGCCCCAAATTTTCTTTATAGGCTCAATAAGCTTACCCAGTCGCTGGGCTATTTTTTCAAAAACCGCTTTTATGGGTTGCCAAACCTTTTCCTCCATCCATGCGCCCAAATCGGGAAACAATTTAAACAATAGGGTAAATGGCCAAAAAAGTATTTTTGCGCCAAGTACGAACAGGCTTTTCATGAAATCCCAAAATGAGGTGAACCGTAGCCCAACCCGTTCAAGAATACCACCAATCCACCCCCATATACCGCTAAATGTTTCACCAAGCCAGTTTAAGCCCGAAACAATACCATTCCAAACCATGCCGAAAAAGTTGCCTAGTGGTGCCAATACCGAATCCTTAAACCAGGTAATTATACCACCCATCCACTCAAAAACGGGTTTGATCATGTTTTCCCACACAATACCGAAGAATACCCCAATGTTGTGGAATATGGCCTTTACCGCTCCCCAAAGTCCAAACAAAAAGCCCCTGAATTTTTCGCTCCTGTTCCATAATAGGGTAAAAAGGGCAATAAGCGCACCAATAGCCGCAGCGATCCACCCTATTATCGGCACACTGTATATGGCTTTGCCCAGTGCGCGTATCCCGTTACCGAACAAACGCGCCGCCACGCCGGCGGCACCCATGCCTACAGCCATTAAACCCGTGGCCAGCGAGTTCCCAACCATTGCCCCCCTAACCCCCTCGATCCGTTTTTTCAGCCAGGTCATTACGGCTCCGCCAATAACGGCTGCACCGTTATAAATCCATTGGGCTGCAGCCGAAACTTTCAAAGCCCCGGCTTTAATTTTTTCCCATATCACGAACTTTTTAGAAGCAATGGTAACGCCATCCTGGGCGTATGCAGTTAACCAAAGTTTGGCCTTTAACCAATCGTAAAGCGAAACCATACCCGTTAGCATCGGGAATAATTGAGCCACACCACTTAGGCTCTGTGCTATTGCCGATACATAACTGAGCATTGGTTTGGTGGCCTCGAAAATCGAAATCTTTATATTATCGAACAACGCCGTTAGTTTGGCCATTTTATGGCTCACTGTGTCGGTGGTAATGGCGGCCTGTTCGTAGGCCACGTTTGTGTTTGTAACCCGTTGGGTCATTTCTTCAACAGTGGCGGCGTTGGCGGCCAAAAATTGAGCCGCCGCGATGTTTTCCGCCCCAAAAACCTTGGCCATGTAAGCCGCATCGCCCATTTTGGGGGCAAGCCCGGCCAGCGCATCTCTTAGTTTGGTTACTTTAAAATCAACGCCCAGGTCGGTCTGCATTTTTAGCAGCACGTTCCGCAGGGCGGTTCCTGCCTCGGCCCCCTTCAGGTTCATCTTACTCAGGGTTTCCAGGGCACCGGCAGTGCCTTCTACACTAAGCCCGGCAGCATTGGCGCTGGCGCCAACCACTTTAAAGCTTTGGGCAAGTTCGGGTATTTCGGCAGCGCCGTATTTACTTCCAGCCGCCAGAACATTGATGATCCTGTTGGCCTGATCGGCTTCAAGGCCAAACTGGTTAATGGTTCCCGCCATACTATTGGCAGCATCGGCAAGCTCCATGCCACTGGCCTGGGCTAGTACTATGGTTTCTTTTTGTAAGTTGTTCAGCCCGTCAATCCCGATTTTTGAAACATCTATTTGCGATGCCAATAGTTTATAGGCTTCAACTGCCCCGCCGGCGCCAAGCCCGCTTTCAATACCAACCTTTCGGGCTGTTTGTCCAAGCCCCTCAAGGTCTTTGCCCACAATACCCGTTATGGCGCTCAAATCGGCCATTTTCTTTTCAAATTCCAAACCCGGGGCAGTCATGTTTTGAAGGCTTTCGGCTGCCCGGCCAAACAATTCCGATATTTGGTTGAACCTCCAGCCCTGTTCAATAAAACGCTCAAATCCGGTTTGTGCCTTTCTGCTGGCCGGCTCAAGCGAACCTACCCGCCTTTCCAGCACGGAGATATTCTTGTCGTATTCCCTAATTTTTTCGATATCGCCAATGTCAACAAGGTCGCGTTCGCTGCGCAACAGGTCGAGCCTTTGTTTTAAACCCCCGAGCGTGTTGCCAAAATCACTGGTATGCTGGTTCAACGAATCGGCTTTAGCTTGCAGCGCCGCGAACCTTGCAGCAGTATCTGCGGTTACACCGCTTATCTTCTGCATGGTGCCGCTCATTTTGTCCTGAAGCGTTAAAACATATTCGTAAACTCCTGCCATTGTTTTTTAAATAGGGTTTTTATAACTTAGCAACATGAAAAAACTGATCGATATATTATCCCTTATATACATTTTCGGCACATTGGTGTTCTCGATCGCCGTAGCCGTTCCACACGGTTTTTGGGCGGTGGTTGCAGGCGTTCTTCTTATGTGGCCAACTTTTTTAATTGGCTGGGTGCTTGTGTATGCCGGAATAACCGGTACGGGCACCAAAAACTAATCTTTTGGGGTTATTGTCTTTGCCAGCCACTCCACATCTTTTACCATCATGGCCCAATCTTCGTCGCTTAACGCATCCGGGTTGATTTTAAAATAATACCTGAGCATCGCGTTGCATTGTCTCAGGTAGTCGTTGTCTGGCCCCCGGGTGGCCTCTAACAGTTTTTTAGGCTCGCGCTCTTAATCCTGATAAGGTCGCCAAGAACCCCGTTTGCCGCCAGGAAAAGTTCATCCTCGTCCTTTATGCGTTCATCGCCACCAAGCCAGCAGTTCTTGAGGATGATTTCACCAAACTTGATCGGGTCCTTGCCCCCTAACGATGTGGCCATGCTGATCACCTTCCGGCTGGGCGTTTTAAGATATGCGGTCACACCTTCCGTCTTTACCGTTTTATCCTTTAGCTCGGCAGCATGGTCGTTTGCCATGTCCTCGTCATCGAAGCTTTGCCCGTCGCTGGTGATGTACCTCTCCGGTATTTCAAGCACGTGCACCTTGCCATACTCTTTTTTCCACTTCTCAATTTGCTCGGGGGTTGGGTTTGTAATGTTTTCTTGCATTTTAAACAGATTTTAAAAGTCGATTTACTCTTTTTTATTTACCGGCCAATTCCCCGCCACCCTAATGCCAGGCAGCGGGGCAATCAACCAATAAAATCTAACTAAAAATGAACGATTGTACGGGCTGCCCTTCGTGGCCGCCATTTTTGGGGCTGCCCTTCGTGGCCGCCTTATTTTACACCTTCTGAATATCCAGGCAGATAAACGGAAGCTCAATTTCCATGCTCGAATCGCCCTGTTTCCAGCCTTCTTCAAACTCGGTAAACTCGGCAAATTTGGCCACCTTAGTGAACAAAACACCAGTTTCCTGGTCGCCGTAGCTGAACACGATGTCGATGTTGCGCAAATCCAGTGGGGTAGCGTTGGGGCTGGCAGCACACAGGGCAATAAGCTCGCTTTGCAGCACCGTCACCGATCCTTCGTACTTCTTGTTCCCACGCTTAAAGCCAACAGGCTTCACCCCCTTGGCATAGCGGTGCTCCTTGCTCTGGCTTTCCTTGTACTTAATAGCCGTAAGCCCGGCTATGTTCTTGCCCAGGAGTACCACGTTCATGTCGCCCCAGGCGTATTCCTCGTTATTTACTACTACTGCCATGTTATGCGCTTAATGCAGGGTTCGAAAACCCAAGGTTAACTTCAATGGTTTTGGTATACCCAACGGGTACAATCGAAAGCTTCACAACCAGTTTACCGGTCGAAAGTATGTTTTGCTTGGGGTCAATATAGGCGCTCATTCCGCTAATTTCACCTCCCGAGGTCATCAGGCTGTTTACCGCGTTGGTAATCTTGCCCTCGAAATACTTCACCACTCCGGGGTCAAGGGTACCCTTGTCGGGGTCAATCTGTACCTCGTCCATTATTTCGGTAATGTAGGTATCGTAAGCAATCAACATTGCCTTGTCTATAACCCTGCGGTTCACTATCGTCGAATAATCATCGTCGGCGCTTGCACAAGTATTGTCAACGCCCCAGTATACTCCTTTTCGTTGTGGATATGTAGTCATTACAATCCAGCCCTTGGTGTCAAGGGCGTCAGCCACACCTCGGGAAACTTTTGTGCCGTCGCTGAAATATCCGGCTACAACAGGAATAGCGCCTGTCATCACCCGTCCGGGCTTACGCATTACCGGGTCGGCAGCCAGGCGGCCCAGTAGCAGCCCAACGGCTGCGCTTTTTGCAAAGCTTGGTGCCGTGGCCGAACCCCCACCGCATATTACAGCGGCCACGCGGTTAAAACCAAGCCCTTTAAGGTCCTCTATATCGCCGGTGTCGCCCTGGTAATCCCTGCCCTCTACAATGCCAACAAAAGGCTCCATTTTCGAAGCCTGGCTGTCGGCCAAAGCTTCGAGCTTGGTTAAGGCGGCAATCACATCATCATCGATCCCGGCCACAACAGTGGCTTCGTACAAGGCGTCGGGTACGCGGGTAACGCCAAGCAACCTCACCGAACCGCCCGAGGCATCAATCAGTGCTTTAGCATAAGCGTTGTCGCTGGCAGCGTCGCAAATGTCCTCCATGGTTTCGGTTTTGGCTACCATCATTACCCACAGTTCGGCGCCATCGCCGGCCACGGTATAAAAGTCGGCCACCTGCTGGAAGGCATTGGTGGTATTGTCGGTGTCGTACTTGGCTGTTAGGCCTGCATCCTTCACCTCGTCGATACTAAAGAACTGCTTGGCAGTTCCCAGGGGCCACCCCACCGATGGTGCGGCAACCCCGCTCACGATCAGACCGGCCACACCATCGCGGGTAGCTTCAACGCCTCCCAGGCCGCCGTTCTGAATGTTGATAATTACTTCTGGTAGGCTCATTTCCTATTTCGTTTTTACTTTGGCATAATACAAAGCCGCTTGCACCGCGGCGTTAAAGTTGGCGGCAATCCAAATGGCCTCCATATCATCGTCAAGGCACTTAATGTCGATCGCCTGGTCGAAACCCTGGGGAACCGCGGCAAGCATACCGCTGTAATCGCCCTGGATGAAGCAGGAGATCATAGCTTCCACCTCGTCGATGTACTGTGTCGGGATTTTTTCACCAAACTTTTCATTCAGGTAATCGAAGCCGCTATTGAATAAATAACCATCGGCCATCTCGGCAATGGCACCAATAGCCTTGTTCTTGATTATTTTGGTGAAGTCAAGCAGGGAGTCCATTTTTTGGGCCATCCCTTTTATCAATTCTTTCTTAATCATTTCTATTTGATTTTTTTTATGATGCAAATCGTGTAATTGTTTTGCCCACCCATGTTAAGAGTGCGCTCGCAACCGTCACCCATGGCGACGCTGTAATAGCGCTTACGGCAGTAACAACAGTGCCCAGGTGGAAAATCGTGTCCCCAATTTTCACCCATTTATCGGGCGTGGGCTTCCGGTAATTTTCAACTGCCCTCCTTGGCGCATCGGCCAGCATCTTAAGGGCGTTGTTCATCAGCGAATCGGCTTTTTCTTTGTTCCTGTCCATAACTTTTTTAACTTATCAATACGTATCGTTATCCGTACCTGTTTTAAACCGAGGCCGGCAATCATGGCCTTCCCCGATTCTATTTTTTTATACCTCTCGTGTTCAAACCCGGTTGAGCCATCCATATAGGAAGGTTTCCTGTATTGGGTTGGCGCGGCAAATTTCCACATAGCGGCACAATTGCAGCCCGTTCATTACCTTCAGTAAGGTCTGTGTATTTCGTTCAGCCGATCTTCCCGGAAGCCGGTCGGTAAGCATGTATGCTTTAAAGGCTTCAATGGTCAAATTCCCAATACTACCGTCATCGGCAATGTCCTGGTATAGCCTGCCATTGTTGTTAAGCAGGTTCAGTGCCTGTTGTAAGTACCGGGCCGCTGTATATGCGCCCTGGTTTACCGCGGTATCGAAAACCTCGGCGGCTATTGCCTGGCTTAGTTCATCAAGCCGTAGTTTGTTCCAAAACTCGGTTAAATAGAACCGTTCAACCAATCCTTGCAGACCAGTATCACAGTCCAGCCGCTTTTCAAGCTCCTTTCCGGTAACTTCTTTCTTATGGGCATCAATCAACGGCCATCCTTCCCACTCCGCGAAGTTGCGGCGGCTTATCCCCTTGTAGGTTTCACCGCCACGGTCGTTGGGGTCGAACGAGTAACCGCCCTCCACACCTATGGTATAGTCGTATGCTGGTTTAAACTGCGCCATTATCAGCACTTTTTTTCCCTCGCTTGCGGTTGTAGCGTACCGGGGCTTTGGGCATAGTGGTTTCCCCATATTGTCCCGCAACATCAACGCCTGGCTCCTCCGCTTCCCTGGTGTGGGTTTCCATTACAAGGCCAAACATATCGGCATATTGTGCTGCGGCCAACGGGTCGGTAAACACAACCCCCGCCACCGAGTACAATTTGCTGGCCGATGGCCGTTTTTCGAAATATCGTTCAATGCTGTTCCTTGTCATTATTTAGTCGATTATCGAGGAAATCAATTGGGTTAAGATGGCTGCCACAGCGCCGAATATTGCCCCCCACATCATTACCCGGCTTTCAACAACGGCGAGCCTTACCTCGTGCCTGTCAACCTTGCAGTTCACCTCCTTCATGTCGCTGGCCAGTTCCTCCACCTTACGGTAAGTCACTATCAGCAGTTCCTTTTGGCTTAGTTTCTGAAGGTCGATGTTGTTATTGTTTTCTC